CATGGTTGTTACTAAAGTTTGTGGTGCCCGTTCCGCTAGAAGTAACCAATGTAACGCCGTATTCAACATGTGTCGTTTGGTCGGTGACGCTAGTGACCGACCATTCTTGATAGTTGGTGGAGTCATTCGCATCTTGGATAAACAATTCGTCGCCAGGCTGGACATTGTTTAAAAATATGTGTATATCAAGTCCGTCTTTATCAATGTCGTCCACATTGATTTGTGTTGCACTTGTTTGTGTAGCATTGTTCCAAAGCAGATAGGTGCTGCCTGGGTCGCCGCTTGTTGAATCAGTTTTTGCTTTGTAATCAAAGTATGAAGAAGATTGTCCACGCGGTCCTGTAACACCTGTTGCTCCAGTGGGGCCTGTTGCTCCCGTTGCACCAGTAACTCCTTCGGCGCCAGTAACTCCCGTAACACCCGTAACTCCAGTTGCCCCCGTAACTCCGGTAACCCCAGTTGCACCAGTTACGCCATTTACACCCGTAACTCCAGTGACGCCCGTAACTCCAGTAACTCCAGCACCAGTTGGACCCGTAGGCCCATCAACTCCGGTTACTCCTGTTACGCCTGTAACGCCTGTTGCTCCAGTAACTCCAGCACCAGTTGGACCCGTAGGCCCATCAACTCCGGTTACTCCTGTTACTCCTGTTACGCCTGTAACGCCTGTTACTCCAGTAACTCCAGCACCAGTTGGACCCGTAGGCCCATCAACTCCGGTTACTCCTGTTACTCCTGTTACACCCGTAACTCCCGTAACTCCAGCACCAGTTGGACCTGTAGAGCCAGTTGGACCTGTGGCACCAGTCGGACCCTGAATACCTTGCGGACCAGAACCACCAATTTCAATCCACTGCGAATCGTAGTAAACAAATGTTTGTGCGGTATCGGACTCAAACCAAATCTGGCCAACAGCAGGGGAACCTGGAGCAGTTTCAGAGATTGTTGCTCCACCAGCTGCGCTGGCGTTAACCCATGCAGTTCCGTTCCATTGCAACACTTGATTGGTCGCAACGCTTGTTATTGTCACATCTGTCAGGTCATCAAGAGATGCAACAGTGGATGCTGTTCCTGGAACAAACTTGGTTCCGTTGTATTTGAGTACTTGGTCGCTTGTCGCACCAGTTGTATCGACTTCTATCCCGTCAATGAAAAGTACGGGGACTTTAAATGTGTCGTCAGTCTTGAGAACATTTGCTTCGTCTCGGTAGAGGTTTACATCTCCACCACCAGTTCCGTCGCCCCAGACGAGACGACCGCCACCCTGTATTTGAAGTCTTGCGAAAGTTTCCTGGTCTACAAAAATTGTCAACCCATCAGAGCCAGCGGATGACAGCTGCTTAATGGCAATTGGGGTTATAAATTTTTGAGCCACGACCTCAATCGCTTCCGTTTTGTTCGATTAGCCCCTCAGGACTAATTTGTTTTTAAAACTTAACCCGTTACTACGATAGTGTAGTCACCTGCTGTAATTGTTCCAAGAAGAGTAACTGTTACCGTGTCGGCGTTCGTGCGAGCAACGTCACCAATTACCGTAGCACCACCTGATACTTCAAAAATCTGAACAATAACGTTCGTTGAGTTGAACATGTGGTCAACCTGGGTTGTGGAGGTTCCACCAGCGCTAGCTGCACAGCCTTTGCTTGCGATGCGAGCAAGAGCTGGAGTAGTAGTATTCGCAGTTCCTGCAGACGTTTTAATACCAAGGTTTGTGCGAGCACTTGCTGCATCTGACGCACCAGTACCACCGTCTGCGACAGCAACATCTGTACCGTTCCAAACACCAGTAGTGATTGTTCCAAGGGTTGTGATGGTGTTTTGACCAATGTACGTAGAATCGATGTCAATGGCATCCGAAGAAACAGATATACGACCCGCTGTTCCAACAGCATTAATCGTATTTCCAGTTTTTGTGAGACCGTCACCAGCAGTGATTTGGCCAGCACCAGAGAACTGGACCCATTCGATTGCATCTGTGCCTACAGTGATGGCTCCGTTGCTTGTTACAACCCAGCCAGAGTCTGCATTTGCGGTACCTTCTTCAACAAAAGTAAACGCTCCACCGGACACTTCGCCGGTTCCATCAAAATCAGTTGCACGAACCGCAGCGCCAGTTGCCTGAACAACGTAGATACCGTTTTCAGACTGGGTGCTCTGGTTCTTTACGAGAACACGGTCCCCAGTAGCAAGAGTTACGCCATCAAGCGTGTCGCCGTTCTCTAGACCAGAAGCAAGAAGTACAGCAGTAGTAGTTGCAGCGCGAACTGACTGCTTGACGTCTAGGCCCGAGCGGGCAGCATCTACATAAGCCTTGGTAGCAGCATGTGCATCGTCAGTTGGTGTACCAAACTTTGCTTGACCGCTTCCATCTCTTATGACAAGCTTGTTTGCGGTTGCTTCAGATGCGGCATCAGCCAGCTTCGAAAAGTCTGAAGCGGACAACAAACCAGCGCTTGCAGATGTTGCAAGGTTTGGAGTAATCGTGATTTGTCCATTGGACTCAACAATGGTGAGTGCTGTGGCGTGTGAACCGCCCGCAATTACACCGGCGGCCTCGCCAACCCCGGCAACGACCTTTCGCCATGCGGCAGCGGTTAAGTCATAAATCTTGATAACACCATCGGCGCTATTGAAGTACATCCGTCCATCAAATAGGTTTGTCGATGGGTCGCTTGCAAGCACCTCAAAGCTAGAATTAATGAGCTGATTGCGATTGAGGTCAATGTTGGTTAGAAATTTTTGCGCCATTTTTGCTCCACCTTATGTGAGATATGCTTTTCCAGAAAATGCCGAAGAAAACATGACCGTAATCTGAGTATTACTATTGTATTGTACCTCACCAAATACATGGGTATCTGCAGAATCCACAATGGTTACCTGTGGCTTTCCTCCGAGCGTATGGGTTATTACCCATGTCGTTGAAGCACTCCCCTGTTCGTGAATATGGCGTCTAGTGTTTGAGGAGCCGGCTCCAGCAAACCTGACAACAACCTGATTTTGTGCATCTTGATTTACGATTACCTGATTTGGGGTATCCTCGCGAATATTTACCTGATTTGGGACATTGCTCATCTAGTAACCTCTGGGATGAGCGTAAATGCTCCTTTTATAACCTTTGACACAAAGCCACCGTTGTCAATGATTTCAAGGTCATAGACACCACTACTATTTATAGATGCCGTAACCGACGCAGACATCGACATCGCTATTAAATTTGTAGTGCCGCCAACCGGATTTATTTCCAACCCTAGGTTCTCTGTGGTCAAGGTGACTATTGCAGATGCTGACTCGATGGTTCTTCGTACCTGCATTCTCGCGGTGTAACCAGTTAAGTCAAATTCTTCGTATGTCTGACCAGTTGGGTCGGTTGCGAGGTCTGGCTGCTCTATTTCCAGGATGCGCGAAAACGACGAACCCTGCTCACAGGTTATGTTGTAGATACCAGCAATCATGGGCGCGCTCTCCTAATCAGAAACCATAACGATTGTAGATTAGGAAACAGTCTGCTACGAGCAGATATCACTAAATAGCCGAAGCTGAATCCTTGTTTGGGCCGACCTTTTTGAGACCCATCGACATGGCTATTGAAAGCGCAACTGCCGTAACTCCGATTTTGAGGTTGTCCTGATTTAGGAGACCGTCAGAATCTGCTCCAGTTGCAATCCATGCCCCAAGGTAAGCCTGAACGAATGTTCTAGCTGCTCTTTCCGCAATGTCTTTGATAAAGGAAGTTCCCATATGTTTTCTCCAATTTGTTTAGGTGTATCTAATTTACCACACATGATTTAGTCCTACAATCCTTGCGGTACATGCTATTGTCTATCGAATGGCCCCAAAGAAACGCAAGCCGACAATTGGCTACCTAACATCAGACTGGGCCTGGGGTACTGACCCACTGCAACCCAATGGTTGTGCTTGGTACAGATGCAAGCTCCCCGCAGACCAACTGAACAAACATGGATGGTTTGCCACGGTTGGTTTTCCGGGCTTCAACCCACAACGCGGGTTTGGGATGGTTGTCCCTGGAGACAAAGCTATCCATGGTTGGGATATTATTGTTTTCAAACTTCTAATGCAACGCGAAGTGCTTGAAGCGATGCCCCTTGCGCAAAAAATGGGACAGAAAATAGTAGTTGACGTCGATGACTGGTTTGACGGACTCGCCACAACAAATCAAGCATACAAAGCCACAGACCCAACGACTAATCCCGATAACAATAGAGATATTTACGCGCAGATAATAATGCAGGCAGACGCTGTAATCACTTCAACTCCATTCCTGTTTGACTATTATGCAGCAAAAAGAGAAAATGTTTTCATGGTCAGGAATGGAATAGACATAGAAAGATGGAAACCACGCACACCAAGAACGAATCATCGCTTAAGACTCGGGTGGGTTGGGGCTACCCCATGGCGCTCTGGTGACCTAGAGACGCTCTCATCATTTCTTGGTAAATACTTGGTTGATAGAAGAATAGGTTTTCATCACTCTGGGCATACAACAAATGGAGCTCCATCAGCAAACCGCCAACTCGGTATACCCGACAACATAACAAGAACCCTCCCATTGGCTCCAATTTTGTCGTATCCAGGACTATTTCAACCGATAGACATTGGCATGGTGCCTCTAAACAACATTCCATTCAACCATGCAAAATCTTTCATCAAAGGCCTTGAATATGCTGCTGCTGGTGTTCCTTTTATTTCCTCATACTCTCCAGAGTACAAAATTCTTGCCGACCAAGGAATTGGCCGTGTTGCGTATACTCCGGACGACTGGGTTCACCATTTAGACGAATTACGTCGAACCCATATCAGAAGAGACGAGGTTGGCCACAATCTTGAAATGCTGCAAAATTTCACGATGAACAAGCGCGGCGAAGATTGGGATGCAACAATGCGCGTCATCCTAGAAAAAATCTAGGTGTTTCCATGCAGGATATCGCCTGGACATTTGGTGTAATAACCGTATACGAAGATAAGAACAGACTCAACGAGATACTCGACAGCATCCGAACCCTTGGAGTACCAGAGTACGAAATCTTGCTTGTTGGCGGCGGCGACTCAACCGGAATAGATGGTGGAGATATTGTCAAGATTAATTTTGACGAATCAGTCAAACCGCGATGGATTACTCGCAAAAAAAATATTCTTGTTCAAAATGCAAAGTATGAAAATATTGTACTGATGCACGACTATCACGTGTTTGACGCGAGATGGTATGAGGAGTTCAAGAACTTTGGTACAGACTGGGAAATTTGCTCTTGCCCACAGCACCTAATAAATGGCGACAGAAATCCAATGGATTGGTCGCTCTGGGACAAACCAGGACACGGTCGCGCATGGTCGCTTGACTACAACGACTGGACGCAAACTCAATACATGTATATATCTGGTGGCTTCTTTATTGTTAAAAAGCATGTGATGCTTGAAGAACCGCTTGACGAATCACGTGGATGGAATGAGGCAGAAGACGTCGAATGGTCCATGCGTGTTCGCAGTAAGTACGTAATGAAATGCAACGGAAAAAGCGTTGTTCGTCACAATAAGTGGCATAGGCATGCAGGACCAAATCCAAATGAAAAATAACTTTCTCGTCATCTTTGACCTTGACGGTGTTTTGATTGAATCACGCGACGTTCATTACGATTCACTGAATATTGCCTTAAGTAGGGTTGATGTTAAATACGTAATTTCGCAAGAGGAACACCTATCAAAATATGACGGTCTTGGGACAACAACAAAGTTGAAGATGTTGACTGAAGAAAAAGGTCTTCCAGAATCGAAGCATCAGCAAATCTGGGAAGACAAGCAAAAAGCAACTCTAAAAATACTCTCAGATTTCCCCAAGAATTACGTAGCAATTGACATAATGCAGACCCTCAAGGAAAAGGGCTGGCGCATTGCTGTTGCCTCGAACGCCATACGAGATACGGTCATAACCGCGCTAGATGCAATTGGTGTCCTCAAATACGTCAGCTACATAATGAGCAACGAGGACGTAAGAAACCACAAACCACACCCAGAGATGTACTGGCAATGTATGGTCTCCCTTGATGCAGGTCCTGCTAATACTATAATTATTGAGGATTCCCATATTGGCAGGGAGGGTGCGCTTAGCTCTGGCGCAAACCTTCATGCAATAAAGAATGCTGCCGACCTTAACAAGGAACGTTTAATCCGTTTTGTTGAGGAAATAGAAAATAGGGGCAAAAAGCCTGTTGCGTGGAGGAATGAAAAAATGAATGTCTTGATACCGATGGCGGGAGCCGGCTCACGCTTCGCGCAAGCTGGATATACGTTTCCAAAACCTCTAATTGAAGTTAATGGGAAACCAATGATTCAGGTAGTTGTCGAGAACCTAAACATAGATGCGCACTTTATTTTCCTTGTACAAAAAGAGCACTACGAAAAATACAACTTAAAACAGGTTTTAGGACTCATCAAACCAGGGTGCGACATTGTCCTGGTTGATGGGATGACGGATGGCGCTGCTTGCACGACATTATTAGCATCTGGATTGATAGACAACGAAGAACCATTACTAATGGCCAACTCTGACCAGATAG